TCACCGTTCCCGTGGAGTCTTTTAATGTTACCGTAAGAGAAAACGTATCACCTTTACGGCACGTTATATCTAACCTCTCTGATACGTCTAAATTAACTTTACTAGCCATAATTATTGATTAAGCGTTGTATTCATTACCTCTTGATTGTTTGGACTTTCAGCTGGGGGTTGAGGAGTTGTTTTTCTCTTCTCTTCACCCTGCTTAACAATCCTATCGTCTTTACGGTTTTCTTTAAAAACCTCTATCTTTTCTTTAAACTCTTGATCGTCAGTCTTAAACCCTAGAGTAGCCTGAGCTTTAATAACCTCTATCTCCTTGTGCAACTCATGCAGGGCTTGAGCTACTTGTATTTCGGCTTGGGCTTTTATCTGTATTCTCTGAGCATCAAGCTGGGCTTCCATCTGCATCTCTTGCTGCTTGGCTTGTGACGCCGCCTGTGACGCCGCCTGAGCCTGCTCCGACTGCATTTGAGAGTTCTGCTGGGCAATAGCTTGCTGAGACTTTTGTCTTTTTTTGCGTTTAACCATAAGGAGTCTTTCCGCTTGGTTCACATCTTTCATCGACCTAACCATCATAGCATCCTCAAGATCAATTTCTTTTTGGCCTAACGCTATTTGTAAACTTTGTTCTAAGTACTGCTTGTCCGAGCTTTCCATTTCTTTCTGGACCTGGACGCCAAAATTATACATCGGTAGATCACCAAAAGAAGCCAAAACCTTCATGTTTTCAGACCCCACAGCATTTTCATATATATTCCGTAAAGCCGACTTTTCTGGTATTATCTGCAAACACTTGACTATATCCTCACAAACCTTTTTGTAAAGGATCATAGAAGCATTAGTTATATCATATATAGCATTGTTACCAGCAGCAATCGCTTGTTCTCTTACACCAACCAAAGCGTCACCTTTGGGGGAGGAAGCATCCATAGCTTCGTTTATCCCAGTCGTATCACGAATTAATTTTAAGTAATGATTGTACAGACCTATAAGCTCATTGATATTCCTTATGCTGTTTCCAATCTCCCTAATAGGAGGATTTTGATGACCGCCTTCTGGGTTTTTACTCCTATAGTAGAATACACCCGTCTGCTCGTATATATCGTGAAGATCTAACGGTTGTAGCTCACCCCCTTTACCTATCTCAACCCCCTCTAAACCCTCCACGTCTATAATCAATCCATCTGGCTTTGCCTTTGCTATAGCTTGCTGAATCTTTAGGTGAGTAACCTGTAGCATATCCGCAAAACCTACACAGCTGTCAACCATAGACTTAGGCATCATTCGGCTTATGTTCGTAGCTACAACAGAGTATGACAAAGTGGCTTTACTTATGTCGTGTATGTTTTTTGGTACATTTGTCTTCTGACCGTAATTTATAATGTAATCCGTACCTAATATGTACTTACCTGAGTACACCGTTGTAACCTCCATTTTATGTGGGGTGCGATCAAACACGCTGCCTGGACGTTCTTTATACGAGTGACCCTGATAGAAAAAATTTGTATTTCCGTGTCTATTGTCCTTCTCCTCGAAGTACATACAGTCAACTGAAAGGAATTCAAAGTCTAAAACCTCTACCGTATGCTCGTCATACCCATAGACCGATTTCTTAGAAGAAGCGTCATAGTGAGAAGAGTATGGGGACATACTATTACCGCTAGATTTCCTTGCTACTTTTTCAAAGTCCTCTTCTGTAAGCTCGTCCCCCGCTAATCTTTTTAACTCCTGTATAGGTATTGTTTTTATACTACCCCCATATACAAGATCGTCAAAGCTATGGTCCTCAGTATAACTATGTATAAACTTAGCTGGATCTACGTATTCTGTTCTTATACCGTAGTTAGGATCGTTAGTTCTGTGGACAACAGCCATCCCTAAAGCGGCCAGATCATTAACGCAACGCCTAAACACATTGTCATTAAAGTTATTCCACGAAAGCGTAATGTTTGTAGCTATCTGAGCAGCTATCTCCGCGTCTGTTTTTATATTTGTGTCTAAGAAAATTTCAGCCTCATCTAAACTGTCGGGTAAAGCTTCAGGGTCTTTATCTAAGACCAACCCACCAGTATCCTGCTTAAGCTTAGTAAGCTCAGCTTTCATTTGGACCTGCATTCGTAAGCGGTTCTTCTCCTTATTCTTTTCTGAAGAAGACAAAGGGTCTACGGCCTCTAAGTTAGGGTAGGGGTCTCTTGATAGAATCTTGTTTACTACTATCCTTACAAATTTTGGAAGAATAGGTACAGGGGTGTAGTCTAGGTTTAGTAAGCTGCCGTCCCCAGAATTAGGGTCTAAAGAGTTTAAGAGCCTTTTGTATATCGTTGTGTTTTGAACGCCTTGAGCGTAGTCACGGTTCCTTTCAAAGGTTTTGCTTCTTTTCTTTTGAAGAGCATTTTCTTCGTTTGTTGAGTTCCACTGACTCTCTATAGCTTTTGCATATTTTAGGCCATAGGCTTTATTATCTTTTAAATCCTTGGGCGCTAGAGGGTCTGGAAACTTACCAGTACGATTGCTTGAATTGCTGATCATTATAAAATAAGTATAATTACTTTATGCAAATATAGTGAATCATCCTAAGACATTATATTTCCTAAAAAACTTCTTTTCTGAAAAACTAGCTCTGGCTTTAGGCTTAGATTTTTGAGCCGCTAAAAGAGCTAAACCAGAACTTATAGTAAGGTCAAATTTTGTTCTGTCATCTATTTTAAACCCTATCCAATCTTCTAAAGTCTTGTTAAAATACATACGCCCGTGTTCACCAGAATCTTCATTAACACCAATGTGGTCATGGATGTAAGCCTCTATTGCGTGGGCGTGAGACTGTATAACATCTTGAGAGTTGGAAGGGACCCCTTTTGTCTTAACCTTCATTTTAGCGTTGGGAACCCTTAAATGTTCTGGTCTATCCATTAGGTAGCCATCATAACCCCTTGTCTCAAAGTGTCTTGCTATACCATACTTATTGTTCTCAATTAATATAGGGTAACCATAAAAAACAGCGGCCATAAGGACGTCTTCGTAAAATATCTTAGCCAGAGGAGGCCTAGAGGCATATTCCAAAACAAACGTGTTAGAAGGATACTCCATGTTAAACTTATTATAAAGATATAAAGCTCCTTTTGACCCCCGCCCATCTACCGTTGCATCTAGGTCATAAGAGTCAACGCCCCCGCATCCTATATGATCGTTTGGTGCTACTCTTTTCCCTCGGTTAGATCTTTTCTGGTTTCTTACTTCTTCGGGCGGGATCCAAGCCACTCTAAATCTACCTTCCGCGTTAGGGGAAAAAACAACCTCTGTATCTGCCACCCCATCCCTCCAGATAAAATTACCTCGAACTACAGGGTTCGGAAAAAGCTCATCGTTGTATTGTATCTGAGCGTATATCTTCCCGATGTTAAACAAACTACCCTCAATACTATCTCTAAAGGCTTCATCCTCGGTAAAAGGGAACTGCCTCACAACCTCATTTAATTCCGATGCGTCGTCTTTCAGAGACTCTCTTTCGTTTTTCAAGTATGTTTTTGACCCTATGGTTATGGGGTCCCCATCTATTCCTGGAACGGATTCTGGTGGATCTTGAATAACGGGCTGACCATAAATATCAAAAAAACCCTCTAGAGAATTGTACGCTGGGATAAAAAGCCTATAAAGACCTGTTCTCGTCCTACCGTTTGCGTTCCTCTCCAAAGGACTCGAATCCATCCATAGGTCTTTGTATTGGCTTCCGCCTTTGTCCATTGAATTTACGGTGCTTCCCACCAGCGCTTTCCCCACGATTTTTCTTCCGACGATCAAACACGTCCTCTGAATCCTCCAAGCGTCCCTTATGTCTGTAGGTCTTTCCCATTTTCCTGCTTCGTCTAAATACAATAAATGGAGTTTCTCCCCATCGTATGCGTTATTAGTAGTGTTCTTCCAATTTATAACGGTGTTAAGAGCTTCCCCCATTTGAGAGGTTTTGTTCTTTTTTGTAATTCTTTTTGATGGCTCTCTAAAAGCCAGCTCCATACGTGGGTTGGTGGTACCGTCCTGTATGGGTTTAAAGAAGAAAGGGTAGTTTCTAAACATAAAAACCACCTTCTTCATAAAGATGTTTTCTTGGGCGTCTTTTCCTGTCTTAGACTGTATCCCCATAAGTTTATC